AGCTCAGCCTTGAACTGGAACTGACGCCCAACAAAGTTGCCGTTTTCAACCGGGATCCAATCGCCAAACACGAGGTTGGAATCGTGAAAAATCTTGTCATCGCCTGTTGGCACTGGCACATTTACCTGATCAGTAAGCAGTAAGTCACCACTTTGCGTAATCAGCTGATCATCGTCTTGCGACTGCAAGAACTGCGTAAAACCGCTAACGGTCTGATCCGTTTGGATCGTGTCACCGCTTTGCGTAATCAACGTATCGCCAGCTTGCGTAACCAAATCTTGGTCAGGGAATACACTGTCGCCGTACAACAGAAAATCACCATCCTCTGTCAGGAAAAAGCTGTTTGCCCTAGCGTCATCTGATGTGCGAAAGTACAGCTCTGTGCTGGTGTCGTCAGCCAACGCACCATCAAAATCACTCCAGCTGTCAATCAGTTCAGTCCGATCGTCAATCGTATCAAGCGGATACAACCCACGGGACTCGATAACCCGTTTTAGATCAACGCTAAAGCGACCGCCAAGATCAAACGTTTTCGCAAAGTGATAAGTGCCAAAAGTGCCTCGGGTTCCAACAAAATCAACGCTTGTAAGGTCATCAAAAGTGCCAGTAATGTCGTCGATCTTTGCGTCACCATCTAAAACTAGACCGTCATACTCGCTGTCGTAATAAACACCAAAACCTTCGCCTATAAATTCTTTAGGCTCATGTAAGTTTTGGTCTTCCCTGATTACCTCAAAGTTAAATCTAGGAATAGCGTCAGGGATATTAACTGTTACGCCAACAGCATTTTTACTGCGTTGTCCGTTGATCGTTTCGTACTTGATAAAATACGTTCCGTTGATAAGCGGAATGACTGCAATCTCTTGCTTTGCTGACAGATTTCTTAATAAAGTTGTATTAGGCCAATCTGCATTTGCTGTCAAGTCAGCGCTGTGACGAATAACCGCTTTCAAGCCTTCCGTATTTGCGCCAGTGTTACCAATTGTCCAGGACATGTTGACCTGATCTTTGCCAATCGGAGTGACAGCAACATTTGTTGGATCTGGCGGCAACACTGCACTGCCTGGCTGCGGCGCATCATCATTGAAGGCATTGACAGTTGAGACGGCGGGAACAGTAAACGAGAACGTCGAAAACGAAGACCGTTTGGCGCGTGGTGCAGGGCCAACAGCACGAACCCTGAAATCAATAACGGTGCCAGTTGGCACACCATCAATCTCAAAGTTTGTGTTGTTTGTCGTGGCATCTACAAAGTTGCCTGCACCAATTTTGTACCTGACTTCAAAAAATACTGCAGTAAGTGAGTTGCCACGGCTCCAGCTAGCAAAAACTCTGTTGGCAACACCATCTTCCTTTGTAATTTCATTTGCAACTAACTTAAGACCAACTGGAGCTGGTGGTGCTTCGTCAAACGTCGTTATGTCTGCAAATTGCAGCAACGCATTTTCGGTCTCAACAACCTGATAGATGTTGTCAACATGTTGAACGCCAGTGATCGAATACGTTCCATCCTCACCCTCGCCAACAGCAAGGCAGCGAAACTTCTGATGCTGGACGTTGCTAGCCTCGATTGAATAGACAGTATTAACTTGAGGCGCAGATGAAAACGCAGAAGACAGTGTAATGATTTTTCCTGAAGCGCCGCTAATCGCCCTAGTTTCTACCGTTCCGTCAGCCAGCACACACGTCAGTTTTGGGTTAGAGCCGGTTGGCAGCGTGATGTCTTCGTCACCAGTTACTGTTGTCGTCGTAGAAGCCGCTACGCGCCCTGCAAGCCTTGCACCCTGACGCATTGCATCAGACACGGCAAACAACTGACCAGGCAGGACCATCAAGCCCTCAAGACCAACAGAGAACGTAACGGTTTCACCCTCTGTCTCTTCAGATGCCAACATCCATTTGCCCATGCGCTGAGCTTGGTTCTTAGACGTGCAGCCGAACGCGACAATATCTCTGGTCTGAAAGCCGTACTTCTGAACTAGCTCATTATTTTCGATGACAACAAAACCAGGACGGTAAAAGTTTTCTGGGTCGTTGTAGCGAACACGAATCCTTGTGCTGCGCGTTTTTAGGGATGACCCGCTGTAGTTGAATCCACCGCCAACAACATTTGAGTTGGTGTAGATATGAACAGGATCAAGAGCCGTATAAATATTGCCTAAAACACCGTGATCAGCTGCAACCTGAATCGTGTCAGCCTTCCAATAAAGCATCCCACGAAAAATGCTAGCAAGATCCTGCAGAACGCTGTAAGCATCGGCGGCATTGCCAATAACAGTATTAATCGCAAAACGCGGCTCTCGCGTTCCATCAGAGTTAGTAATCAGTTCATTGCAATACTTCGACAGCTCGATCAAATCAACCCAACTGATATTTTCTGTATTTACAAAATCTCCGCAGCCAAAACGATCATTCGTAAGTATGTCGTAAAGGCAGCAGACCGGACATGTTGTATAAAAACGGCCAGGCTTTAGTTGACCGTTGAAGGAACCACTAAAAATTAGCCGTCCATTTGAATTAGGACTTGCATTGCTTGGAATTTTTACCTTCATGCCGCGTATTTCATACGCACGTTGAGGCAACGATCCAAATTGCTCAGTGTCTAGATCAAGTGCGACGCAGGCAGTGTGCTTGTAGGCTGTTTTTATCCTCTTGCCAGCAACAATTGATGTCCAAATAATCGTGTCACCACGCCCGCTAGCAAGAGGCGTTTTTCGTGGAACATCTTGAAGGTCACTACGACGAACTTGAAAAGCACTTTCTCGCGGCGTTAGTTCCCGTTTTTTAACTTGTATTTTCCAAGGCCCTTCACCTATTAGATCAATTTGAGGTGTTTCATATTGATAGTCTGACGTTGAAATGCCTTCAAATTGTTTGTATAAGCCTCCTTCTCCAGGAAACACAATAGGATAATTTCTATTTTTAGAAATTATTCTAACTTCTATTACAATTTTAGCAGGAAATAGCTGACCTCTTGCGATTCCTTCAACCGCTTGCGAAAACAGCTTTGGAATAGTAAAAATAAGTTTTACAAAATCTGTGTCAGGGTCAGTGATTGTACGCACCACCGTGCCCGGACCATAGTCCGCAGGCAGAATAACTAAATTGTTTTCATCTAGCTTTTCCGAATAGTTGCGTCCAACTTGCGTGTCAACAGGAATAATTGTTGTACTTCCACTGCCAAACTTATCGCCAAAAGGCGTCTGACCTGGAGTGCCTTTTCTTATTGCAAAATCAGTTTTGCCAACTTCCTTGTCGGTTGCAGAGGTTTCATCTAGAAAAACACTTTTTCGGCCTTTGACCAAGCCGTCAATGGGACCTTCACAGAGAAGGTCAATGATCTTAATCGCAGTTTGAGAATTTAAAGCCATTGTTCAAACAAGATTGTAGCCGTAAGCTAAAACACGGAATTTAGTGTCAGACTGCAGCTCTTCATCTAAAATTGCAATCTTTAGCGTAACATCTTTGTTGTTCTGTTGCCTGCTAAATCTCATCCGTTGTGCAAAAAAATAATCTTGCGTTGTCTCTAGATAACCTTGAAACGTTGTTGCGGCCTGCACAACTGTTTGATCAGCAACACCGCCATCTCTTGCATGTATAACTTCAATTTCAAAGCGAAACGTCCCGTCAATTTTTTGCGTATCAAGTGCTTCACCTGCTCTTGAAAAACAACCTCTGTTTACATGAAAAATAACATCAAAACCACGACCCACGTCTTCAGTAGCGTTTTTAGCTTCAATCCCATCTAACGTAAGAACCTCATTTTCTGCTAGGTTTTTGTTTAAGCCAGGACCAAAACCTTCGTTTGCGCTTGGGACTCTTACCTTTTCGTCCCGATCTGCTTTGTATTTATTAGCCTGCGCCCGTGTCAATTTTTTTGTTTCCAGTCCAACCTCTTCTTGAAAACGTCTTTTCGGACGTTCACCGTTAATCAAAACAGTTTGCTGACCAGGCTGTTTAATTGCAGTCGCCAACGGATCCGATTCATCAGTAGCAACAACGTTGACGCTAAGCAAGTGACCGCCGACAAGTGCCCTGCCATAAACAACAGGGATCGTCACGCCCGCTCCAACAGTATTAGTTGCACCTCGGTAAGCATACGACTGCACACCGTCACTGCCGCGTGTGATGCCTTGCGCTCCAGGGCCGTTAAAGTTCGTCGTCTCCATGCGACGTTGCGACAGCCTTGGCATTTCTGGTTGCGGCGAAATCATATTGGCAACACCGCCAAGAATTAAGCTTGCGCCAATCGCGCTAGTTGCAGTGCCTAGGCTTGTCAAAAGTCCTGCAACACCGCCAGTCATTGCTTGACCAGCACCGAAAACACCACCAGTAATTGCGCCTTGAAAACCAAACAAACCAGCACCAGGCAGCAAGAACGATGCAGCAACCAAGCCAACACCAACCAAAATCTGCGTTGTTGAACTACCGCCACTACCTGCAATCACGGGCACCAAAACCATTGGCTTGCTGCCAAACGGTAGGTGCAGCTCGTCATAACCCATCGCCGCACCAGCTTGGATCAGCTTGTATCCAACTCCGTTATGATGCGCAATCATCAAATCACGCTGCAGCTGCGGGAAGTTGACGCACAGCAGTTTGATCGCATCTGCTGGAGTTCTTAGGTTGTAATACTCGTGATGGGTGCCGTACTTCTCGCCTAGCTCACCCGCAAGCATCACCAGTTGCATAGCGATAAACGGCGGCGACCCTCGACCTATAGTATCGCCCGAACAGCTCTAATGCACTTAGGCTGCCATGCCTTTGATGCAAGATCTTGTCGTCAGGTATATAGATCGCAGCGTGCATTGGCGTCCGCGTTCCAAGCCTCATGATCAACACATCACCAAGCCGACGATCCTCAAGCGAGACCGACTTAAACCCATAGGCGACAGCTTGATCCAAAAAAATGCTATCTGACGTATGCAAGTCAATGGGCCTTTTGTAGTCAGGCAAGTGAATCCCGCGCATGGCGTAGAACTGTCGCACCAGTGAGAAGCAGTCCTGCTCTCCGTAAACAAACTTTTTGCCTATCAAGGCTTGATAGTTTCCCATGTGCTGTTTGGAACGGAAAACACATACCACCTCAACTTAGTCTGCCTGCAGCTTTTGAGATCAAAATCACTAAAACCACCACCCTTTGGATGTGAATGCACAACCGCTTCAATTTTTCCAGCCTGCATAGCCTTCAAGTAATCAACAGGATTTAGAACAAAATCAAGCTCAGGCTTGTCAGCAATGTTAACACAAGGAAAATACGCTCCAGACACAATTAGGCCGCAAGCCTCTTTTGGGAACTGTTCGCAAGCGTGAGCCTCAGCCCTAAGCCTGCACTCTTGCTCCAAGGAACCCTCCAAACGGCAACGCAATGTTGTTATCACCTTCATTATCAGGAAAACGTAGACGACAGCTAGAAACACGCTTGCCGCAATTGTCAAATTTGTTTACTGCTTCGTCGAACGTCAAACCGTTGATTGCGGCCAATCCTTCCATTTCTTGCTTGCTGATCTCAACGTCGTCAACCCTGTAGTACCTATTGCCATCATAAGTGCAACGGTTGCCACGATATTGCCAAGGGCAAAATTCAGTCACCTTACGGCGTGGCAACTCAAGATTTGCCATGTCAAGTTTTGCTGTCAGCTCAAACTCAACAAACTGGAGATTCTCGCTGCTTACACGGTCGATATACCAAATTTCTTCGGTCTTGGCATCAGGATCA